TATACATCTATTGTTAAACCTTTGAATTGTTTTTGTGTTGGATTTTTTGGGTCTGGTTGTAGTATTGGTCTGCCGTTTTCATCTGTTGCATTATCTAGTTCATCAAACCCATCTTGGTTTGTTACTATTACTGAACCTGGTATTAATGCTGGGTCAATATCTTTATTTAATGACCTTTTTAATGCTTTCCAATCTGCTAGTGCTTTTGCTTCTTTATCTGCTAACATTACAGCAAGAATATCTGCATTTTCTGTTTTTACGGCTTTTTTAGCAAACCATCTTCCAACATAAGCCATTAAGCCTGATTGTTCATCAGAAAGTAATGTGTTTGATACTGGTAAGATTGCTCCTTTATTTTTAATGCTATATCCTTTTGTTTTGAATTTTGGTCCATCTTCTTGTGGTATTTCTTCCATTTCATCTATATCAGTTAACAGACTCATTGTGCTATTATTTTCATATACGAAAGAACCTGTCACAACAGTAGTTCTGTATTCTCTAACATGAGTTCTCAAAGATTTGTATTGTCTTTTATACTCATTGATTCTTGTATTTTCATCTGTTGGAACTAGAATGCTTCCATTTGGATCATTCTCATCTGCTCTTTCAATTAAAGCATTTTCTGCTGTAGTTAATCTTTTTCCTGTAATAGCCTTCAAGAATGCTTTGTTAACATCTGCTTTTTTATCTGCTGTTGGTTCTGCTACTGGTGTTCCTGCATCTCCTTGTAGTTCATCTTCCATTCTTTCAATTTCTTCTGCTTGTTTAATTTGGTCATTTAAGGCTCTAGCTTCTTCAGTTTTTGCTTTTGCCTCATCTAATTTTCCTTCCTCTGTTAATTTTTTTGCTTCTGCTACCATAGCTGCAAATCTTTGTCTTAATTCTCTTAAATTCATTTTGATTCCTCCTAAAAATTTAATTTTGTGAAGGGGCAGGAGGAATTTGTTTTATTCTTGTTTTGCTTTTTTTATAAAAAAATAGACTTATTGTAATTCCAATAAATCTATTTCAATTTTTAGTTTTTCTAGTTCCACATCATTTTGCATCTTTTTCATCTTTTCTTGTATTTGTGTTACACTATTTTGTATACATGAATTAACTTTCTTTTTGGTAAAGTCAAAACCCATCTTTTTATCTTCTGCTGCATCTGTGGTATAAAGCACTTCATCTATGAATCCGAGTTCTTTTGCCCTATAAGCATTCATCCACATTTCATCTTCCATCATTTTTGCTAACTCATCTCTTGGTAATTTTGTTTTTAGTTCGTATGCATTTATTATTGCCGCTTCTATTTCCTCAAGTCTAGCAATTGTTTTTTGAAATGTTTTTTTATCGCCCCAGTCAATTGTACTCGGTAAATGTATCATCATCATAGCTGTTGGACTCATTTGGATTGTATCTCCTGCCATTGCAATAAATGATGCTGAACTTGCAGCCAAACCATCTATTTTTATATTTACTTTACCTTGATATTCTTTAAGCATTGTATATATTTGGCTTCCTGCTATTACATCTCCTCCTGGACTATTTATCCAGACCGTTATATCCTGACCATTATGTTTGTTCAGTTCATCCTTAAATAATTTCGGAGTAATTTCATCCCCCCACCAAGTTTCCGATGCTATTTCTCCTTCTAGTATTAACTCTGGAATTTTAACTGCAGAGTCATTCCATTTCCAAAACTTACTCATTCTTTTGCACCTCCTCATTTTCATTGTTTTCTATATCTTCATTTTCTTCTGTTTCTTCTTCATCTGTTTTTTCTGTCTTTTCTGTATTATTCTGTCCTTTTGCCATTTGATATTCTTCCAATTTATCTAGGAATGTATAATTCAAACTAATTAAATGTTTTTTACCCAAGTCATTATCTAAAGCAGGTAAATCTTCTTTGTTTCTAATTTCATCTATGTTGTATGCACCAATTCGTTCCATTATTTCATAGAATTCTGCTCTTGATTTACTATCTCCTCTTAATTCTGATTCCACATTGTATTTGCAATAATAATTTTTTTGTTCTGTAGGTGTAAATAGTTGATATTTTAATGCCTGTTCCCAACTCACTATTAGTGGTTGTAATGTGTTTTTTACATAGCTTATTGATTGATGTTCTATATTACTAAATGTTGCATGTTCTAGGTCTGCTATCATATGAGGTGGTACATTATAAATCCTAGCTATATCTGTCGTATTTAATTTTTGTGTTTCTATAAATTGGGCATCTGCTTGGCTCATCGTTAAGTCCTGGTATGTAATTCCAGAGTCCAGTATTGCTATTCTGTTAGCATTGGTCATTCCTGTGTTCATTTTTTCCCATTCTTCACGAACTATTTTCTTGGCTTCTGGTTTTAATGTTACACCTGGCACTGTCAAAACACCTTTGGCTGTTGTTCCATTTTTATAAAAATTTGAAACATATTTCTGTGAAGCCATTTGACTACCTATTGTTTCTCTTGCTACTGCTATTGGAGACATTCCTTTTAGTCCTGTTATTCCAATATTTTTTATGTGTAAAACATTTTCATACTTTAATCTTACTGCCTGTCCATCTGGTAGCACTGTGGTGTACCATACTTTGCCATGATTTTTGTCATCTGTTACTACATCTGTAAGTTCTGGATTTAATATCCAAAGTGCTTTTGGATATCCATCTCTACCAAATTGTATTTCTGCATATGCATTTCCATATAGTTGCCTATGTGCTTCCATTGTTAACTTAAATTCATATGGTGTCATATATGGATTTGGTCTATTTTCTAATAGGTATGTTACTGGGTGTTTTTCATCCTTTTCCTTTTTTCCATTTTTATCGTTATATACATGTATAGGTAATTTTGCTACGCTTTGACTTAATAATCTTATACATGCATATACTGCGGACATTTTCATTGCTGTTTCTTCATTTACCAGTTCTCCTGATGCAGTTTCTTCTCCATTTATCCAATTTATAAACCATTTAGAAGGAGTGGTTACATTTGATTCATTTTCTGTTTGTGCTTCTTGGTTGTTTATTAAATTTTTTATAATTTTTCGTATTCCCATTTTTCCCTCCTATAACGAGAATTCATCTCCAAGTATTAATTTGTTTAAGTCTATTGTTGTATCTAGCAGTCTAGCTCTACTATGGCTATTTACCATTGCCGCTGCTGGGTCTATTCTGTTTTTACTTTTTGCTTTATCTAGACATATGTTTCCATTTGGATCCTGTCTAGTAATACAATTACTTATTGCCCACGTTAACACTGGGTTTTGATTATGAATCAATTTTTGTTGGTATACTAATGCTAATATGTCTTTTGTTGGTTCAGATAGGGTTGCATATCCCTGTCTTACTGATACCATTACAAAACCTTCATTTTCTAGGTCATTTGCGATTTGTGTACTATTCCAGGGGTCAAAACATATTTCTTTAATCTGGAATTTTACTGCTGCCGTTCTTATATATGCTTTTACGAATTCATAATCTACTACATCTCCTGGTGTAGGTGTTATATATCCTTGCTTTATCCATACAGAGTATGGCACTCTATCAACTTTTTCTTTTTCCTGGATTCTGTTTTCAGGTATGAAACTATGTGATAGCATTGCATATCTTCCATCATCTAGCCTAAATTCTAGATTTACGGAAGTTAGGTCAGTTGTTGCAGATAAATCGAGGCCGCAATAACATTCCTTGCCTAACAGTTCGGATTCTGGAATAAAGTCATTGCACAGATGCCATTTACTTATATTCATCCATGCAACATCCGAATTTACCCATTGGTTTAGGTATAATCTTCGGAATCCTGCTTCTAATGATGGTATTTCTTTAGCTCTAATTGCAGTTTGTCTAAATTCTTCAAGACTTCTGAAGACTCCTAATGCTGGATTTGCAGCAAACCACACTTTTTCATCCCATATGTCTGCATCTGCAGGTGCTTCATATATTACAGGATAGAATGTTTTATCGTATTCTTCTCCTCTATTTTTCTTATCTATTTGCATTTTTGAGTAATTATATAATTCATAGCATATTCCATTTGTATCTGCTCCTGCAGTTGTTATACTTATGAAAAGCGGTTGCCTACGAGCTCCCATTGATGTTTTTAACACATCATATAATTCTCTGTTTGGTGCTTCATGTATTTCATCATAAATTACTACATGTGCATTAAATCCATGTGCAGTTCCTGCTTCTGCAGAAATTGCTCTATAAAATGAATTTGTATCATATCTTACTATTCTCTTTTGTGATTCTATAATTTTGCATCGGCTTGATAATGCTCTATTCATTCGAATCATTGCACAACAAGCTTGGTATACTTTTGTTGCCTGTTCCCTTGATGTTGCTGCACTATATATTTCTGCACCGATACTCATCATCCATAAACAAACAATAGAGCACAAGTGCTGCAATTAACTCTGTTTTACCATTTTTTCTTGGTAAAAAAATAAAAGCCTCTCGAATTTCTCGAAAGCCTTCCTCGTTCAATGTTCCAAATATGTCTTTTATAATTTTTTCTTGGAATGGCATTAAATTAAAAGGATGTTTTGCATATTCTCCTTGTGTGTTCCTTAATAATTTTACAAAGTCTATAGCTCTTTTTGCTCTTTGTTCATCATACATTAATGCATCGCCTTCCTAAACAAAGATTCCATTTCATCTTCATCCTGTTCTCCTGGCAGTTGCATTCTTCCACGACTACTCGGAGTTAATCCGAATTCTGTCATAAAGTCCTTGCATAATTTCAAATATTTTTGAGCTATAGCCACCTGTGGTAATTGTTGTATATATTTACTTTTTTGATTTGGTTGGAATATTGTACTGCCTAATTCATCCATCTGTCTTTCTGCCTCTACATATCTACTCCAACATTTGCAATATGCTTCCAATGCTTTTACATCCGATTCTGTTAGCAACTTGCAATCTGCAAGTATCGGTGCAACTCTATTCCATTCCTTTTTTGCTATATCATCTAGCCACTCAGGTGCTTCTGGATATTCTCCTGGTCCATATTCTTTTGCCTTAACCTCTTTTCCTATTCTATCTTCTAATCTAATTTTTGAGGGATTGCCATTTAATATGTGCATTTGAGTAGGCTTAGGTTTTCTTCCTGGTGTAGCCATATCATTTCCCCCTACTTAAATATTTCGCTATATGTATATTCTTTATTTTCCCTTATAATTTTTATATCTGATGTATCTTGTTTTTCTTGAATATACCTTTTTATTATTGCATCGCAATATAGTGGATCAAGTTCCACTAGATATGCTATTCTATCTAATTTTTCTGCAGTCATTAATGTACTACCGCTTCCACCAAATAAGTCTAGAACGATATCTCCTTTAGCAGAACTATTTTGCATTAGTATTCCTAGTAGTCCTAATGGTTTCATCGTTGGATGTAATTTATTTTTTTTAGGTCTTTCATACTCTATTACACTAGTTGGTATTCCTTTTTGATATTCTTCTATTAGTTCTATCAATTCTTTCTTGCTCATTTTTTTAAGCTCATCTATGTCTGTTTCAAATATTGTGGATTGGCTTCTGCCTCCATACCAAGTGTGTCCAGTTCCTTCCTTCCATCCATACAATATTGGTTCATGCTTCCATTGATAATCTTGGCGGCCAAGTACAAATTGATTTTTTAACCATATCAAACACTCTGCCATTTTAAATCCTGATTCTACAAATGCTTTTCTGAAAGAATATCCACCTACGTCAGAGTGGAACACATATATTGGAGCTCCCTCCCTTGAAAATTCAAACATACATTTATGTGCTTTTAGTAAGAATTTTTCAAATTCATCTTCTTCCATATTGTCATTCATTATTTTCATTCCTGTACTATTTGATTGATAGTTAACATTATATGGTGGGTCTGTTATAATTAAATCTGCTTGTTTACCATTCATTAGTTTTCTTACATCTGCTTGATTGGTACTATCTCCACATATTAATCTATGTTTTCCAAGTATTATTATATCCCCTGTTTTTGTATTTGCCTTTTCTTCTTGTAAAGCAGCTTCTAGGTCAAAGTCATCCTCTATTACTTCCTCCTGTACTCCTAGCATACCTAATTCTGCAATATCAAATCCTGTTATTTCTGCTAGTCCTATTCCTTGTAATTCTGTTAATAGCACTTTTAGTTTATCTTTATCCCAGTCGCCTGATATTTTATTTAATGCTATGTTTAAAGCTTTTTCTTTATCCTTATCTACATCTATTACAATACATTGAATTTCTGTGTATCCCATATCTTTTAGGACTTTATATCTTTGATGCCCTCCTATTATTGTTCCATCCTTATTGATAATTACTGGGTCCACATATCCAAATTCTTCTATACTTTTTCTTATCTTCTCGAACTCTTTATCTCCTGGCTTTAGGTCTAGTCTTGGATTGTATTCTGCAGGTTTAAGTTCTTCTATGTTTATGCTTTTAAATTCCATTTTTAATCATCTACCTTTTCCCATTTTCCATAGTTGCTTCCGATTTGTCCATTGGCAGCAAGTTTTTCATATATAGTGTTTTCTCTTAATTCTAAAAACTCAATTATTCCTTTTGGTGTTAAGTCATATATTTCATTTACCATTTTTTCTAATTCATCCTCTGATACTTTTCCTGTTTCAAAGGTGTTAATATTAATTGCTACTGGTTCCTTGACACCTATAGCATAAGCTAATTGTACTAGGCATTTGTCTGCCAAGTTTTTAGCAACAATTTTCTTTGCTATATATCTTGCCATATAAGCTGCTGACCTATCTACTTTTGTTGGGTCTTTTCCACTAAATGCACCACCACCATGTGGACAATATCCACCATATGTATCCACTATTATTTTTCTTCCTGTTAGTCCACTATCTCCTGCTGGGCCACCAATAGCAAAACTACCAGATGGATTTATTAGGATTTTTGTTTCTACTAACAAATTCTCTGGTATTATAGGTTTTATAACATATTCTATTATATCTTTTTCAATTCTTTTTTGTGGTATTCCAATTATGTGTTGTGTTGATATTACTATTGTATCTATCTTTTTTAATTCATTATTTTCATAAGCACAAGTAACTTGAGTTTTACCATCTGGTTTTAAATACGATATTGCCATTTTTTCTCTTACCATTGTAAGTCTGTCTGCAAGTTTTCTTGCAAAATACATTGCTGCTGGCATTAGATTGTCAGTTTCATTGGTAGCATATCCAAACATTATTCCTTGATCCCCTGCTCCCAAGTTTTCTTCAATAGTTGCTCCTGCAATATCTTCTGATTGTTTATGTATTCTTACATCTATTTTGCAATTCTTATAATCGAATCCTGTGCTTTCATCTGTATATCCTATATCTTTTATTACCCTTCTTGCTATTGCCTCGTAGTCAATATTTGCTTTACTTGTTACTTCTCCCATTATTAATACATATTGGGTTGTAACTGCAGTTTCTACTGCTACTCTTGAATACTTATCTTGTTTTAAGCATTCATCTAATATTGCATCTGATATTTGGTCGCATATTTTATCAGGATGCCCTTTTGTTACACATTCGCTTGTAATATATTTCATTATATCCTCCTTAAATACTTGTAATTTATGATTTTTTAAGTTATACAACACCTAAGTTTATAAAAGATTGGAGGTGTTTTTTTGTTATGAGTTCCCTTATTCAAAAACTTTATAATGGCGAGGTTTTTCCTGCAGATGAACCAATGCCAGAAGATTCTGTTTATAAGGAAAGGCTTCATAGAGTTACATCATTACAGGATACTATCAAAGATTTATTGCCACCTGAACATCAGGATTTGGTATGTGAATTGTCGGCTGCAGAAAGCTTACTTTCTGCACCTTTAGAAGATTATACTTTTGAACAAGGCTTTAGTTTAGCTATTCGATTAATTATTTCTAGCCTTATGCAAGAGAAATAGGCCCCCCCTTACCTATTTCCCGAAATTATTTACAGAGTTCCCCTCGCCGTTCCCCCTACTGGTGTTGTAGAGATTTAGGTGTGGGGGCTCTGTTGCCCTATTTATCGCATCTATACATACTTGTATGTTCTCTTTTATCTCCTGTTTTATAAATATAATTTTTTGTTTAGTATTTGATTCATTTAGCTTTCTATGTCTTTGTTGATGACACGACTCGCATAGGCATACCATGTTTTCTATTATTAATCTTAAGGACCATTCCTCTTTGATTGGTATGATGTGGTGTACTGTTACTGCTGGTACTATCTGTCCTAGCTTCTTGCAGTCTTGGCATAGATATTCATCCCTTGCTAGTGCTTTCTTTCTTACTATCTTCCATCCCTTTGTCTTGTAGAATGCCTGTTCTTTGTCATCTGTCCTGGTCTGGTTGTACCTGTTATCTCTGGCTTTCTTTTCTTCTCTTTCTATGTACCTGTGTAGTTCACAGAAGCGGTTCCTTGTTAGGTTGTTACACCCCATCTTATTGCATACATGTAGTTTCTTCTGTGCCATATGTATTCCTTCTTTTCTTTATATTCCCTTATCCTGCATAAGGAGTGTTCGCTAGATAGTAGCCTTATATTCTACTATCTAGCAATTGAACGTTTATCACGTCAAAAGGGTATTATATTATTTGCTTAAGTTTTTTCCCAAATAATAAGGGCACTAGTTTCCTAGTACCCCTTATTTGAGAAACAAAGCATAAACAGAAAAAAAGAACAAGATTTCTCCTGCTCCTTCACACTATTATTTTAGCACATTTTTAAGTCCGATTCCTGCCATATTTGTGACAATAATAAAAATTTATTGTTTTCGACAAATTTCTACAAACTTTTTAATTATTTTATGTTAATATTTACTAATACGGAGGTGATATCATGGATACAAAATATCCTTTGCTTATTTTAAAGCATCGAGCAAAACTTCATAAATTAATTACTGAAGATGCTCCTTATGAACAAATTTTACATCAAAGCCAGATTCTTGATAAATATGTAAATATGCAACTTAATTCTATGAACAAAATTACAAATGCATAGAACCACATATTTCTACACTTTTTTGCTTATTTTATGCAAAATTATGCAAAACTATGCAATTCTATGCAATTCTTATCAATCATTATTTTTTTAAATTTTTTCTGCAAATTATTATTGCTGCTATTATTATTATCGAACCTACTCCTCCAATAATTATTGCTATTCTATCCAAATATATACCATTATCTTTATCTCTTAAATATGATTCTATTTCTCCATAATCGCTGCCTTCTGAAATTATTAGCCTTTCTGAGTCATTTATCGAATAGTAGACTTCTAGAACTTCACTCTGAAATCCCATACCTATACCAACCATTTTGATTGATTCTAAATCTTCAATCTTGCCTTCTAGTCCTTCATATATAATTTCCTTGTTTTTGTCATTCACTCTTACTATTTTTTGTTCTTTTAATATTAATTTAAAGGAAATAATAATATTGGTTATTAATAATATAGTCAAAACTATTGTTATTAAACTTCTTTTTTTCATCCTTTTATTTTCTCCTTAAATTGTAA